GTTATTCTCGGAATCAGGGGCGAAGCGGTTTATTAGCTCGGCAATGGTGCTTAGGCCATAAAGGCGCTGGTAATTCAGCAAAAGCTTGCCACCGGCACGAATGCCCCATTCAGGGCTTTCGAATTCCTCAAACACAGGGTCGCGATTTTCTGTCGTTTCCCCATCCCAATTATTGCCCTCTTTTAGGTTCATTGGGTTGTTGTTTCGGAAACCGCGTATTGTCATCATTAGAGCCATTTTGCCACCATATAAGGCCAAGGCCGCCAATGACGCATATAGAAAAATTCGCTTTGCTTTCATAGTTTGACCAGGCACAAAATAAATTCAATAAAAACAGCCTATTGCACTAGGCCGATTCAGATTCGCCACTTGTCGCGTTTGCGATAGCTTCGGCCTCTGCCGCCGCTCGCTCGGCCTCAATTCGGGCCTTTTCATCGACAAATAAATCAATCAAATGCTGATACTTGTCAAAGCTGGTAATGGCTTCATTTAAGCGGCTATCGGTATATTCCACCTCACCGGTGCCCAATCGGCTATCCCAGTGAACCGCCCATTCACCATTCATCTGGAAGGGAATATTCAACCCTTCCCCATCAATAACAATGATTTGGTCTTGTGTAATTATTGAAATTTTCATAACTAAGCTACTCGCTGTATATAAGCTGTTTGATAATAAGCTGGTTTGTTGTCTTGGGCGTTAGCAGAAAATGAACCGCTAGCTGTTATGCCGTGACTATGCGAACCACTACCACCCGCCGAACCTGTCCCCACAGATATGCCCGTATAAGTTTTACGTGGGTAGTTTCTATATTGTTGGCTTGATACATAATCGGTATGGCCATCAATATTGTGGTTATGGCTCGGCATTTGAGACTGCGAAAGCGTGTGATTATTCACACTGGCCGACACACTAACGGAACCGCTAGGCGTTACCTCGTTAGCGCCACCGGTGTTGCCAATGGCTGCATGATCGCCACCCATGACAAATTTATTGCGCATGTCGACGGTGCCGTTTTGGCCGTCACACAATGCCCAACCGGTAGGAATATCAGCCACTAGGCCCACATAGGGCAAAATAACCCCAATCGGTAGGCTTGGCGCTGGGGTGTTTAATAGCATCATGGGCTTAAACCTCTACCAAATGGATTTTGTCCCCGTTGGTGCCTTGCACCGTTACCGCCGCTGTAGTCGGCAACACAAACGAGCCACCTTGCGGCAGCGGGATACCTTGGCCATTTTGGCCAATGGTCACTACACCGCTATTAGTAGCCGGCGCCATAATGGCTAGGCTTGTGCGGGCCGCATTACCGGCGATGGTCTGAATAGTGCCGTCAATGGTTAGGTCTGCCAGCGCGTTAAATAGGCCAGAAATTTGCGTCTGTACTTGGCCGTTAACGCGATCATCTTCAAAGGAACCGGAACCCATTACAAATATGCAATTAATGCTTGCGGCGCTTGTGTTGGTAATGCGTAGGTTTTTAAATTCTTGTGCGCCGTTAATGCCTTGACCGGCCAGCAATTGGGCATCCACCACGGGGCGGCCTTGCGCATCCTCGGCAATGACCTTGATTTCTGCTTGTTGGTCGTTACATTTACGGAAACGAATGAAGTTGCCCAGCACTTGCAGGGTTTCAGTAGCACCGGCGGCAATGGTTAACGGATATTGTTTAATCATTTCTTATAAACTCCCATAAAGATCATGCCCAGAGCCAAGGCACCAAAGGCCAGAGCGCCGTATTTAATGGCGTTATCAAGTGATTGTGCTGACTCGCTATTCTGGGCTTTGGAAATATCAATTGCCGTGTCGCCAATCGCGTTTAAGGCGTTTACTTGGCTTTGATTAATGGCATCAATGGCACCGGCCACCAATAGGGCCGAATCTTCGGCAATGCTACCTGCTAGGTCGTTTGTATCAATGGCTAAAGCCATACCGCCCTCTAGGGCCGCTTTGGCAACGTCAAACGAGCCGCCGTCAATCATGGTTACAGAACCACCGGCAACAATAGAACCGTCCTCGATACCCTGAATTGTGCTTGTGTTCGTGTGGGTATTCGTTTGGTTTGTGGTTTCCTGCTTGGAAGAACTTCCGCCGCTCATATTTCCACCTTATAAACGTATTCAACAAATGTCGGCCCGTAGTCGCTTAACAATCTGGCCAACCCTTTGCGCTGGGTATGAAACCGAACGCTTTTAAATCCTGCCGCTTGCGCCTTGGGTAACATGGCATCTAAAGCGGGTTTTAAATCGGAACCGATAGCGCAGCAAACTACGACCTCGGTTCCGTCATAGCGAATAATTAGCACCGTTTGCCAATCATCCACCTCATAGGCTTGGGCCGTTCCGGCCTTAACCGCATCAATAAGCCAATAATCGCCTTGTAACACCGGTTGCACGGCAACGATCAGCCTAGCTACGTCTGTAACGCGCTTTATTTGCGGTTGAGATACCACAACGCGCCACCTACAGCGGCCACGATTAGGGCCAATTCCCAATCAAATTTTTTGTAAACGGTGTTCACGTTTACCGGCGCGGCTCCGCTTTCGCCTTGCACTGGTGCGCCATAGGCCATGCTTGGCCCGCTTGAAAAACTAAGTGGTGGGATAGCCATTATTTTGCATACCTCAGCGCCAAGTAAGCGCCACCGATTAGCGCCCCATAGGCCGCTAATTTTTCTACTTTAAGCGTAGCTACCGAGCCAGTGACAGCGCCACCGGCAAACAGTAAACCGCCACCAATTAACAACGGTACAACCGGCATGACTAAAGCACCTTATAGGCAACAAATAGCAGCACAGCACCAAAGGCCAGCTTTTTAACCATTTGAGATTGTAAAGCGGAACCGGAAACCGTGGCAGAGCCGCCAACTTCTGGGATAACGTCAATATCAACTGCCGGTAGATTGTTAATCAAATCGCCATAGTTGAAATTGTAGTCAGCCAAATAATCGGTTTGATCGTCATATCCATATAGTGGATGTTCGTACATACAAACCCCCTACTTTCGGGCCAGCAATACCAGTGCAAGCACAACGCCCGCGCCGATCATCAACGTTTGATTGCTAACAGCAAAACCCGCTTGCGCTGGGGCTTGGCTAACCGGTGTAACCGTGCCTTGATTCTGGGCCGGTTGGTCAGCAGTACCGCCGAACAATTCAGAATCAATCCATTTGTTAACGTAGGTGTCAGCCCAATCGCCGATATTGTCACCAATACCGGACAGGGTGTTGGTTAACTTATCCCAACCGCTAACAGGGGTCGCAGGGGCCGGAGAATAGGCAAAATCATCAATGGAATAATCTTGCATACCAAGGTCAAAACCATAATCTGGCGTACCCCCGTAGTTAAAATCGTAGTCGCCAATACTGGATTGGCCAAGGGTGTAACCGCCGGAGGTGGTCATATCACCAAATGTATAAGACATTGTGTTGTCCCCTTTTCATTATTCAAAAAAAAAGGCGGCGATTGCTTGCCGCCCTTTCTCAGATTGTCACGGCATTAACCGTTCAAACCGCCGATATATTCGACCATTACAGGCACTTGACCGGCTGCGCCCATTTCTACGTTGAAACGTAGGTCGTTTAGGCCGCGTGTTACTAGACCTTCTTGGCCGTCACCGGCTTCTGTCAGGTCAAACACAAAAGAGCTGGCAACCGGTGCGCGAACGCCATCTGATTGCATTAGGTCATTTTCTGCCTTGGTGCGCGTGAATACTTCAACGTTGTTCGTTAGAACCTTAACCGCATCGGCGGACGCAGATTCAAAACGCACTTGGTTGATTAGGTCGCCGCGTGGCAGGTCGGCTACTTGCATTTCACCGATTGCAGCAGCGTTATAGCTAAACTGCTTAACCTTTTTAATAAGGCCAGTAGGTGCAGAGCCAGACTGTACCGCTTTAGCGCTCAGGGCTGGGGACGCAGCACCGGCAGCGATATCAATTTCAACGCTTAGGGTAGTAACCGGAGTTGGGTTTGCCTTAGCGTCATAAGGTGCGCCAGTACCCAAAGCAGTGATTTCTTTGGCGGCGCGGGTTTTCAGGCCGTAGCGTTCAAAGTCAATAACCAAAATACCGTTGGCAGCGGCACGGCCTTGGTGCTGGTTATGTGCATCTAGCTGTGAACCGGAATTGTAACGGTGGATTACGATACCGTTAGCAACAACGCGGATTGCTTCCATCTGGGCCAGAGTCAGGCCAGAGTATGCGATTAGGATTTGGTGATAAGACGCGCCAATCATGCAATCAAGAGTTGCAGTTTGGCCAGCGGCTACACCGGAAAAGGATTTAAGTTGACGTGTAACTTTCATTGGGGAAATTCTCGCTATAAGTTATTTCACATTCACGAATACGGGGCCGGTTCTTAGAACCAAGAACCGGAGTCGCCGTTAATGATTTCCTTAGCCGCAGATACGCGGTTAACTACAGCCAGAGCGGCCAAAGTCCAAAGGATGGTCTTTACAGTGGTTTTAGTAGGCATGGTTAATGCTCCTGATTATCTAACTTGCGTAAAATCAGCCCCGCCACAACGGCGGCGGTTACTGATAGGGCGAACAGAGTTAAGTTGCGTTTGTTCATAGGTTCCACTTGTAACCAGATAGCAAGCACAAAAAAACCGCCACTTGGGCGGTTTTGCTATAGCATCAAAATAATGCGCTTTTTTTCTCAGGGCCTATT